CAGTACCTAAATTAATTGTTTGCTTAGCCATATTTTTCTCACTAAAAAGCCCCAGCTAGTGGGGCGTGAAGTTAATTAGATTTAAGGGTAAAACACTTGGGTAAAGGTTGTGGAGATTTGCCAAACATCACCACCAATATTCGTTAATTTGTAATTCACATCAGATTTAACTCGAACCTCTCCATCCAAAGGAGCATTCCAAAGAAATGAGTCTGCCCCTTTGTGTTTGTCTAAGAAATCTTTAATTTGTTTAATCTCAGATGAGTAAGCAGTTCGACTATAAGCCCATTGCCCTTTTCGATTATTAATTCCAACACTTACATGTTGCTCATATCCATCACCAAATATAGATGAAAGTATGTTGAAGTCTTGAGTCGCTGAATTACCATCAACACTATTTTCCCATATAAATTTTTCATTGCTCATAAATTTCGTCCAATAAAAAACCCACTCACCTGAGTGGGTTTTAAGTTTAATGCTGAATAAGTATTTAAATATTAATCACTTGATGATCTTAAAATAAAGCTAAAATCTGCAGTTGTTTTGATAAGTTGAGGCTTGCCATTTATAATTAAAGGCTTAAAACTTGCCTGCTTGATGAACTCACTTAAAATATATTTATCTAGAGCAGGTATTCCAGTCCCTCGAAAAACATTGACTTTGGTTAATTTACCTTTTTCATTAGCCTCTACACTCAATCTTATCGTTCTATCACTTCCTTTTAAATCAGCATTAGTATAAGTAAATTCAGGATATACAGCATATTCAGGAATTCTGGAAACTGAAAATTCAAAAGGTAGTTTTAAGCGCGATGGGTGATTTGTTTTTATATCCCATTCATTCCAAACTTTGAGTTTTGATCTTTTCACAGCCCTTAATACTAAACTGTCTAATTCATCCACTCCGCTACTTTTGCTTACTTCAGCTTTTTGAACCCTACCATTCTCATCGGTCTCTAAATAGATTAATAAATTTCTGTCGTAACCTTCTAATATTTCATTATCAATTCTAATTTTTGGCGGTATTATCCATTTCATTAACATTCCAGTTTCTTTACTTCTCTGCACTTCTTGAACCTGAGCATTTGATTCGATACAAAAAATTGAAACCAATAAACCGAAAATTAAAATTAAGCTTTTCATGATATATCTCTAGTATATTTAGTCCAAGATACTAATTTTAAGGCCAAAAAGAAACCTCCCGAGGGAGGTTTTAACAGTCGATCTTACCCATAGCCATTCCATTCGAATTGATAATTGAAAAATCAAAATCACAAGAAACAGTAATATCTAATGAAGATACATGTTTAAAAAGTTTCTTTAAGATATCAATTACATTATGAATGTTTGGGTTTGGATTTTTAATTTCACTCTTAAGCTGTTCTTCAAATAGACTGGTATCAATCTTGCCTATCATTATTGATACTCCGTCTTCTTCTAAAGCTCTCATCTCATAATTTTTAGCAGATAAAGTGACTGCCCTAAATCCACTAGAAGTGCCATATATCAATGCAAAATTAGAAGTATTAATCCACTGCTGATGGATTGAACTATTTTGAATAACTAATCTTAAGTAATCTGCAATTTCATCAGCACTATTGATTGTATTTTTTGCTGCAAAATCTTTAACATTTTCTAATAAAGGCGCGTAGCCACTTCCAGCTATATAACCGCCATTCCAAGTGTAGATTTTATCTACTTCGTCCGATATAACATGACTTACTTCGCTTCCACTCTTCCAAACAGCCCTCTTATCAGCTGCTAGTATTACCCCGTCTTTATAATTTATTAGAACAAGCATGGTCATTTTAAAAATCTCTCAAAAATTCTTATTTATTAAAAATAATACCTCACAATAGCCCCACTATGAGCTATTATCACAATAAATTATTATTTATTTTGAAATAAGATGAACACCTTACAAGATATGCATGATAAGAAAGGCTCACCAAATCTTTCACATTGGCGCACAGTAAAAATCTTCACAATTGCAGAAGCAAGCCTACTAACTGCAGGCTTTGATCCGCTTGAATACAGTAAGTGCTCAGATTATCAATTAAGCGATGATTTAAGAAATAATAAACCTCTTCATTGGCAACATGTATTGATGTTGATTAGATCTATTACTGAAGCAATTTGCACCCATGAAATTAAATCCCCTTATATCAATGTTGAGCGAAATGATATAAATAGCACTTGGGATGAGGTTATTGAACAGGCAAAAATAAGCATTGATGATGCAAAAGATGTTATATACACAACTACAAAAATTCACAGGGATGAATTATATAAATGGCTTAACAAAAATGGCTTTCTAAGACTACCGTCACCCCAAGTAATTACGATTGAGCACCTTGATGAAAAACCATTAGAAATCAGTAATGTTTTGCTATTACCCCAACTTAATTACAGTACACCAGCTATTAATGCAGCCATAGCAGTTATTAAAGAATTTTGGGAAGATTATAATCCAAATGGCGATCAACCCCCACCAAAACAAGACTATGTCAAGCAATGGTTATCTGACAATCATCCAGAGATCGAATCAAATGTATTACGGGAGGCTATTGATAAAATATGTCGTCATCCTGAAGCAAAAAATGGCGGAAATAGCAAAATCAAACTAAAGCCATAACCCCATAAAAATCATATATTACAATATATTAATATGGGGTTATGGTAAATATTTTAAGATACCATTACCCCTTTGAGTATTCCTGACCCCATTACTACTTTGTTTTACTAGCCTCATCAACACAACTCGATGAGGCTTTTTCATGAAACATCACTTTTCTGAATTCTGTTTCTTTCTCGTATTAATTAATTCTACTAGAAAGCTGGATGTGGAATTAACCTCCATCCCCGGTACCAACCTTTCTAATACATTGAGAAAAATATCTAACTCATTTGTTGTATCAGAAGATTGGTTAAAGCTTTTTTCTAATCTATCGACCATCTCCGCACTTTGTGACCGATTGTTTGATTCAGCAGACTTTTCAATTTTCTCTTTAAGTTCTGGCGGAACACGAAGTCGAACTATTGTGTGATCACTTTGGTTGCTCATTAAACCCTCATGCCACAAAAAGTGGCAAATATTTATCTTTACCTATTTACAATACCACAAAGTGTGGCTATAGTTATCAAAAGCCACAAAGTGTGGCATCAAGGAGATGTAATGAAAACCACTGAATTTATGTATGTGAAAGTCCGTTTAAACACTGAACTTCACAAGAAACTTAAAACCAAAGGGCAACAAGAGGAACGCTCAATGAACTACCTAATCAACAAAGCAGTTGAAGCATTTTTAAACCAAGGAGTAAACGCATGAACTCATTAACAACACCTTTTCAACTATCTATCGATGGGATTGGAATTCGCACAGATACATTTGGTCGTTTTTGCTTAAATGACTTACACAAGGCTAGTGGTTCACAAGAAAAGAACAAACCTAAATTTTTTCTTGAAAATAAACAAACACAGGAACTTGTTCAAGAATTAACCGAGGGAGGAATTCCTTCCTCGCCTAAAATTCAACCAGTTAGTGTTATTCGTGGTGGACTAAGTCAAGGAACCTATGTTGTAAAAGAGCTTGTTTACTCATATGCCATGTGGATTAGTGCAGCATTCAATCTTAAGGTTATTCGAACTTTTGATGCTTATATCAATAATCAAATTCAGCCAGTGTTTGATATCACAAATCCAGTTCATTTGTTACAAGCCATAGAAATCCAATCAAAGAAAAATCTTGAGCTTCAGACCAAGGTTGAAGAATTAACCCCAACTGTTAAAGCATTTGATCGAATTGCTACAGCTGATGGAAGTATTTGTATAACTGATGCTGCCAAAGCTTTACAAATGCGACCAAAAGATTTGATTTCAAAGCTTCAAGCTGAAAAATGGATCTATAAACGTACTGGTTCAGCTCACTGGCTTGGCTATCAAGATAAAGTTCAGTCAGGGTATCTTGAGCATAAGGTTACAGAAGTGACACGCACTGATGGCACATCAAAAATCACTGAGCAGGTTCGAATAACTCCAAAGGGATTGACCAAACTCGCAACGTTAATTGGCAATCAACCATGAATATTTCAGACAACAAAAAAGCCCAGAATCTTGGCGGATTGGGCTTAATTGAAAAGTCACTAGGACTAACAACTATGCACACTATACCATCACCCGAACCAGAACCACAAGACCCAAGCCCTAAACTGTTCAGGAAAGACAATATGCAAGCTGATCTTCAAGCAACAGCAAGTAAATTTGATGAAATGGCGAACCTATTTTCTGTGATCAAAACATTACTGGATCAAAAGTCACCTCATGCCACATCTCAAGTAAAACAATTAGCTGAGACTGGTATGTATGTCTGCGAAGATTGGTCTGATCAAATAATGAAGATTGAACAGAAGATAACAACGGATTCAAATGTTTATTTTCATTGAATTAAAAAAACCCGCTTAGGCGGGTTTTTGTTTGCTGAAGAGAAGGACTACCATAAGCCATAGATTATATTGGCTTGAGTTGGATGATCTAAATTTATAAACAAACCTTGATCTTTGGTTACTTCAACTATTAAACCGTTTTCTTTGGCAATCCGGCTTGCCAATTTTCCTACATCTAAAAAGCTATCTACTGAGGCGGAATCACTCTCTAAGTTCTTAATAATATTTTTATAGATCGTTTTTAGTTCTTTAATGTGTGAATGGAGCTCATGATTTTTAATCCTTTCACTTATCTTGGATGTCTCTTTGGTATGAATATCACCAAGATAATAAGATGCATATTTTAAAAAAGAATGAATTAATATGTATGTGTCATTAAATAAGTCAATATATGCATTTTGATCATTCAATCTTATACAATTCATGTAATTCTTGAATATCGCTCTCTTTCTGCTCTCGAATGAGTCCATTGTTTTGAATAAGATATCTTCATAGTTAGATTCTTGATCTTCTCCTATTTGATTTGCCTCAGAGCATACAGCAAACTCATCCCAACAAATCCTAGAAATAGCATGTTCCATAGCATTTAATTTATCTGGAAAACTGTCTCTTATTGCATATTCTCTAAACTTTTTATAAATCATGGAATTATTTGAAACATGACACATCTCGTGAAATAAAGAATGTGCAAATCGATTAATCACCTTATGTTTAATTTTATCATCGGTTTGCGCTTCAAATTCTTTTAGTAAGTTTTCAAGCTCAAAGTATGAGCAATTTATAACAATATGATTCTTTGAATAATCACCATCTATACTAGAAATTGTCATTGCAACACCAACCCCTTCATCATTTGATGGGGCAAGATTTTTGTTGAAACATTTCAATCTTTTTAAATATTCTTCATCGCTTATTGCAATACTAATCCCTTCTAACGCAGAAACGTCTGTTAACTTTGCAAAGTCACAAACAAGCGTACTGAAAAACGGAGATAGTTGATCAATAATTGATTGATTTTTAAACCCCAATAAAGTCATTGAAAGGTTTTCACTTAAGGTGCTTTGATTATCTTTCATTTTAATTCTCAAAGTATATTTTAAAGAAGGCTTAACACAGTGTTTTACTTCTTAACTATATCCAAAAGACCTTGTAGCGTTTTTATTGGCTCAGAGGCTTGACCTTTTTCAGAATAAAAAGATCCTTCTCTATATCCATTTGATATAGTTGAAACTCTATACTTAACATCTTTTCCGCTCAATAATTTCTCGAGATAATCCACAGGAATTATTACTGCACTAATTGTTGTGCCAAGGTTACCAGAGCGTGTAATCTTGTTTTGCCGAATATCTACTGGAAATGTATTTATTTCCCCATCAATGTTAAATGATACTTTATCCACATTAGCCATTACATCACCTAGGGTGATTGTGAGTGAGACATGATCAGGAATACTATTAACCCATAATCCACCGAAAGAGACTGTGCTAAGCATTGTATTTTTATCAAAAACATAAACGCCATAAGGCTTTACAATGCAAGTTTCTACATTATCAAATCCACTTACACTGCATTCTGGATCGTACTTAGATTTAGCGTATACATTTAACGAAATAAGAAAAACAGAAATTAAAGAAAAGACTGATCCAATTTTTTTCATTCTAAAGCACTCCTTGAAGTGCTTATAAAATATCAATTAAAAAAGAAAAAAGCCACCGAAGTGGCTATTCTTATTTTGACAATAAACCGCCTTGCCGCTTCTCTTGAATAATCACAGCTCGTACAGCATTACCAACAACCTGAGCAAACTGTCGCTGATCCTGGGTATTACCACCTGAAGTATTTACACCTGAGTCGGTTACCGTGACTTGGATTGTGATGCTTGGCTCTGATGATTGTGTTGTATTTAGCTGACCAGAATTGTGCCAAATCGAATCAAGCTGCCTTCTATCAACATCGTCACCACTCATTCGAGAAACTCCCACTAGCCCTCCATCTTTAAATTTTTGAACATTTAAATCTGGTTGAGTAGAACCTAAGTACTGAGATTTCATAGTTAGATATTTACGCTGATAAGGTAACTCACCAGTACGGTTCATGTAGTCGTAATTAGCTACACCTATTTTCTTGACAGCCCAAGCACGTGTAACAAATTCATTATCGGATAGTCTTGCATTTATTGAATCGCTCGTTTCTGTTCCAGCACCTCTGACTTGACCATTTCCAGTAAATAAGCCACCCGTATAAAAGCCTTGAGGAGTTGCCGCCTGAATCATTGATAGTAATGATCCTGATTGCACTGTAGCAATTGCAGCTGCACCAATTTTTTGCCAAATTGTACCTGGTTCATTGGCAAATGCATCTGATGCTGCCTTGTAAACGTTCATTCCAGCTTGAGCCAAAGCAAAAGATTTTTGTGCAAAGAATAAGGCTTTATAAGTCCCAGAAGCTTCTCCAGCATAACCTTTAACTAGATCCGCCATCCCACCAAACATAGCGCCATATGTTGATAAGTTGCTTATTTGTTGTTGCTGCCTCATAGCTCTCTCATCCTCAACCCCTTTCATTTTGATTAATAGAAGTTGATTTTGATAGTTTTGCTCAGCCTGTAACAACATTTGATTACGTGTTTCAGCCTCAATCAAGTACTGATCTTTGTCATCCTTCTTATTAATATCCTTAACAGAATTTTGATAAGAATCATAAGCGCCACCTATAGAAGAACCATATTGATTTTGAAACTGCCACTGTGCAAGTTGCGGTTGAGTCATTGTGTTTTGTGCCATTAACTCATAATAAGCACGTTGCAATTCACCTGTTTGCAGTTCTAAAGCGGCTTTAAACTCATTGAGTTTGTCTTGTTGCAGTCTATGGTATGCCGCTAGTTCGTAGTCATGAAGTTGTTTAAGAGCAGCCTTATACTTAGCCTTACTCTCTTCACTATACTTACCTTCGGCATCAAGCCTTAAAACATTAGCATCGTAGGTATATTGAAGCTTCTGTGATTCAGTATATTTGTAGCCATTTAGCTCATAATCTTGTTGAAGATCATTAAGTTTCTTTTGTGCTTCAAATCGAGTAGTTAACTGAGCTTCATATGTTTTCTTTTCATCACCAGATAAAGCCGAATTTTCACGAATCTTCTTGAGTTGATCCTTATATTCTTGCTCCTCTTGAAGACCTTTAGACATAAAATCCTTACGGATTTTTTCGGCTTCTTCTTGGGACTTTTCAAGTAGCTTTACCTGATCATTTAAGAGCGATTCATAGTCTTTAGAACTCCCTGAAAAGCCGCTAATACCCCCCATATAGCCATAATAATCTTTGATGTACTGATTATTATATTTACCAAGATTTTTGCCTCTTTGGACATTTCCCTCACCTGCATGATAGGCACGAACAGCCTTCTCTACGTTTCCATTGAAAAGTTTCAATAGATATGAAAGATATTTTGCAGCACCTTCGGCAGATTGCGCTAAGTTATAACGATCTTTAACGCCATACTGGTCACCAGTTCCTTTAAGAAATTGGAAACCACCTGCAGCACCAGAACCTTTGTTATATGCATTTGCATTACCACGAGATTCAATCATATGAATCGCAGACAACATTCCGCTTGGTAGCCCATACTTACCTTCCAATCCACCAAAGTTATACTTAGCCGCATTAGCTTTTACTTTTTCGTTGACCTGTAAGACTTTAAGCTGCTTCTCAAGCTCTTTGGTTCGATCTTTTTCGGATTTACTTGCTTCATCCGATAGTGTTTTACGCTTCTGATCTAAGACCCATAGATCATTTAAAATTTTAGCTTGCTCAGTGGTTAACTGAATATCTCTTTCGATTTTGTTCTCTTTTCGCCAATTAAGTGCAAAATCAGCAAAAGTTGAAGCTTTCTGTTTATCACCACCAATATTTTTCAATTCTCGATTATAAGTATTAATCCAATAATTATCGTCAAGCATTGATTTGTTGGCAGATTTTCGGAGTTCACTTAGTCTCTGTTCATTGGCCAATTGCTTCCGTTTCTCTTCTGTTACCTCTTTTTCAGCAGCTAAAACACCTTGATGCTGACTTAAATAAGTATTTCTAAAATCAATTTGCTTCTTAAGCTCAACGTTCACACCAGCTACTGAATTCTTGTAGCTATCCGCTTGCTTTGATTGAGCAATAAATGAATCAATTGTTTTTTGAGGAATTGGAAGATTTTCCAAAAATATCCGCGATAATTGCGTTGCTGAAATTGTTCCTTTGCTATAACTATCTAGAGCATTTTTAGCAATAATTAATTGTTTTGCTGAGGCACCAGAATTTTCACTGATTTGAAGAAAGGATTCAGCTGATTTAACAATTGACTCTTTAGAGTTTGAATATGACTCATTTAGACGCTCAGACTCGTTTGTTAGCTTTGAAATTTTGTCTGCATTTTCCTCATAAAGACCTGAAGCTTTAGCCATATAGCTGTTTGCTAATTCTTTCTGATAACCAAATTCACGTGCTGAACTTATACCCTCATCTAATTGAGCAAAATAACGCTGCGCACTTTTAATCTCCCCATCTGTAAATAATTTTGATTTACTCAGATTCTGAAGTGCAGCAGCTGTACTTAAACCTTCTTCCTTGATCTTTTTAAGTTGATCAAGCATTAGGTTTTGACGTTTAATTTCTTCATTACTTATTGACTCAGAATTACCTGTTACCATTCCCAATAAGCTATCTCTAGCTTTTGAAACATCAGATTGTGATTTTTTGATTCTTTTATCAATTTCATCCATTTCTGAGATAAGTTTAGCTGCTGATAATTTACTATATTCAGCTGCAATCTCTCTAACCGATTGCTTTTGAATATTAAGAGAGTTTGTAGCTGAGTCTGTATTGTCTCTCATTAAAAGCATTGATGCGCCAACGGCCGCAACAATACCTACTAATCCCCCAGCTCCACCAAGTAATCCGAGCAAACCACGACCAGCTCCCATTGTTGCATTATTTGCTACAGCTGATCTTGTTCTAGCTGCCGCTAAAGCATTTTCAGTAGCTGTTAATTCTACGTTGATGGCTGCTTGCTGTTGACGCAATAACCCCATTCTCAATTCAGAATTAATTGCACCCTGATCTGAAATTTGTTTTTTCTTACGAGCTAATTCTAGTTTCAACTCTTCGATAAGTTGCGCGCGTGTAGCTTGAAGATTAACTAATTTAGCCTCCGCGCCTGCCAATTCTTGTGCTGCGGCTACTTTTTCAGCTTCAATCGCTGCCCATTGAATAGCTGTTTGTTCAACTAATTGGGTAGCTTTTCCATATCCTGCAACTACACTTTTATAAAGTGCAGGAATATAAGTGCCAACCCAATAAGCACCACCGATCATAGCAATGTTGGTTACATTGTTAAGGTTTTCTGCGAGTAAAGTTAGAGATCCTGAAATTGCATTTGCAGCCCCACTCCCTTTACCAGCCTCACCCACAAACTTAGTGACTTCATTGGATAATTGCGTGAATGACTGAGCAATAGTGAAATCTGTTTTGCCGAATAGTTCATTTACTGAGCCACGTGCCTTTGTTAAAGCATCAACAAGTACATCACCTGTAATCTTTCCTTCTGCAGCAACTGAACGTAATTGACCTACTGTGATTCCCATACCTTGAGCAATTGCCTTTGCAAGTCCAGGCGCTTGCTCCATAACAGAGTTAAGCTCTTCACCTCTTAGAACATTGGAAGCCAAAGCTTGTGAAAATTGAACTAATGCAGCTTCGGCCGAAGCAGCTGAACCACCACTAATTGCGATTGCTTTAGCAACGGTATCAGTTAGTTCTGCGGTTTTGGCTTGAGTAATGTTTAAACGCTGTGCATTGTCGGAAAAGCGTTGATAGATCTGTGCAACCGAATCCCAAGCTTGTGCAGTATTTTGAGCGATTTTGAAAGTATCGTTCATTGCAGTATTGAGTTCAGATTGACTTTTAGTGACTAATTTAAGTTTGTTATTTAAACCAGTATAAGTATCCATCTTAGCGATCGCAGTACCAACAGTCACAACTCCTGCCAAATACCCTGCCAATTGACGTGCTGCCACTGACATAGAGTTCATTGAGGTAGTTGCGTAATTACCAGTGCGTTCGATACTTTGTAGCTCTCGATCTAAAGCACGTGCATTACGTGCTGCTTGTTCTGAGCTAATTTCAATAATGAGTGTGCTGCGTTGTTCAGCCATTTTTTACTTTCCTACGGATGAAAAAAAGCCCGCAGGAAAGGCGGGCTACAGGTATAAAAAAACCTCCCGAAGGAGGTTAAATAAATTTCAGCTTTTAGATTGTGTTGCCACAGATGTCTTTGGTGCCTGATGGGTAGGTTTGAGTCATTTTTGTGGAATCAGTAATCAATTTAAAAGTTATAGGCTTGCCAATAAATTTCGAATTTGCATTTGGAGCAGCTTGCGACTCTGCTAAAAATCCAATTTTAGTTATAGGGTTGTTAGCAGTTACGTTCATGTACCCATAATTCACACCGTTTACAATAAAACCAAGTTGTTTTGATTGTTGATTAATATAAACACCAAATCTTAATATTCCATTTGCTGGAACTTGAATTGGAAAACTTCTTGGATCGACATCTTTAAATCCTAGCTGCCCATTTGTAGTCTGGTAACTCCCCCCAACAATTACAAGTTGGTTCCCATTTGCTGATGGTGGGGAATTATTTACTAAAGCTTGAGCTAACTGAATACCCAACTCCATTCCAGATGCAGAACTACCAGCAACTACAAATCCCATTTGTTGTATTTCTTGGGTTGATCCAGCTAATAAGCTTTGAAGTTGAGAAGTGTCAATTTCTGCCTCGAAAGCAAAAGTTCCATTATTCACTACGTTCTTATCTGGAATACCATTCAATGTAGTGGCTGAAGCTAATACTTGATCTATAGTAGGATTACCCATTAATTTTATTACTGATATTCCTTCTTGAGTTGATGTATTGATAGTGGTCATCAACTCTTTTTTTCTAGAGTGTGAAGAATTATAAGTATCAATTTGTGCCTGTGTAGCATTGAAGTCATATGTGCAAGCACTCCATCCACTCATGCTCATCAATCCGGTTGCTAAGGCGATAGTTAGTTTTTTCATTATTCATTCCTTTTATTTTGAAAATAAAATATAGAACAATGAAATAAGTTATGCGAAATAAATCCGATAAAGATTTTTACTCTTCAATAAAAACCGACCTTTAAAAAGATCGGTTTTATGGTTTGATGATCATGTTTATTACCACCAGCGTATGGCAGCAATCACTGCCGCGATTCCAAATAATACTGATGCAATAATTGCGGCAGTTGCTAATTTGTTACCAGCTTTATCAGCACCTAATTCGCTCATTTTTCCGTCTACCTTTAATTGGTTTTTAGGGGTATAATTCATATATGTTCTAATCCTCAAGTGTGCGTTGTGGGTTGGAAACAAAAACCCCAAGAGCTGTGAACTCTCGGGGTTTTGTTTTGGAATCAAGAAAACCATACGAATATTGTTCTCTCTTATACGTGCACCTCTAAATAAAATTTGTTAGAAGTTTTGATTAAATAGCTCTCATGCCTTATTCACTTCACTCAAGTACTTCCCATCCAGCGCAAAAATACACTCAACAAAAAGCCCTCGATCTAAGTCACAACCGTACACATCAAAATAACTTTTAATATCGGCAAGAGTCAGTGAGTCATAAAACCCACCACCCTGCGGAAAGGCAATAAAACGTCGTGCCTTTGAAATTAAATTAAAGGCTTTAAGGATATGGTTTGCGGTGTAACTTGGTTCTAGACGCTCAGGTGGTTTTATGCCGAGCTTTTGGTAGACTTCTGCGGTTTTTTCTTCGCACCATTTGATGTTTCTTTGTTCGTAGTGCTTGAGGACTTTCCCACTTCATCAACAATCTCATCTGCCTTTGAATTACGGATTTCTTGAGCCTTATCCATGATGAATACAATAATTTCAAGAGATTGCTTCGAGCTTGTACAAATCAACTCAGCATTTAGTGGGCTGTATTCGATTGGCTTTTTATCTTTACCAACTAGACCCACCCAGCCTAACAATAGATGTGAAACAGCACGGTTAAAACCTAATTTGGCTTTAACCGCTCCTTCATCTGTAACAGCCTTAATGCCTGCAAGCTCTTGCTCAGCTTGAATCCCATTGAGTTCAAGTGAACGTTGAAACGATGGCTTATCAATACTCGCAATGAGTAGTTTCACGCCATCTTTGAAATCAAACCATTCTTGAACGTATTCAATGGACTTCTGTTCTTCAATTTCAATTAACATGATTAAGGCCCCGCAACTACAGGAATACGTGTAAGAGTCGGTGCAACATCCGCGACTGTGAACGAGAATTGGGTAGTTAATACATCACCAGCGCCACCACTTGGCAAAGGCGCAGATACTTGTACCTTAGGTAGCTTGAGTGTGTATTTATTACCTGCAGTATCTTTCAACGAATATTCAAGGCCGATCGGTTCATTTAAGAATTGTTTTTCATAAAGCTCTGCAGTGTTTTTGGACCATGCAATTGTAAAGTTACCACTGCCTTTCATAATAGTTTCTAAGATTGCGGCAATGTTATTTTCATAGTCTAAGCACTTTTGGATCTGCATTGTATTATCAATGGTTAATTCAATCTGAGTGATGCACATTCCTGGTTTCTTTTCACCATCAATAAGAATGTCACCAGTGGATAGGCTAGTTAATGGTACTGCATCCACTGCTGGTGTTACGGTACCAGTCGGGGCAACCTCATAAGCTGTACGCTTCATTCCCATAATTGCGAATTTAGAAGTCACAATACCAGAATCAGGGATCGATAAAGTCCATTGGTTAATATGGCAACCGGTGAAAACTTGGAAATTATCAATATCACTAAAGCCACGAATAATCGAAAGTGTTTTTCGATTTGTGCCGCCAAATGTTAAAACGTTGCTACTCCAAGCATTGAAGGCAACTAGTTCTAAAACTTTATCTTGAATGCCATAAGCCCATTCGGATTCAATATCGCCTTGCACTTCAACACCAGTTACCAAAGTACCTGCTGCAATTCGTGAATCTTTAATCGTTTGCGATTCGGTGGTTTGTGCCGATGCATCTAAACCATTAGTGGTAAATGCAAATGTATTCCATGTGGTTGCAATCACACCGGGTGATGCTTCAAAACCAACTCGGGTTAATTGTTTAGCTCCAGAACTCATGAAGTTCTCCTTAATTTAGGCATAAAAAAACCTCCTTTAAGGAGGTGGATTGATTTTTAGGGTGGCATTTGAAATGCTACCCTTTTTTAATCATCATCTTTATTTTGTAAATCTAATGATTGCTGTGTTTCGTTTATTAGGTCATCTAGCTCTTTAATCATGGCTGGCTTAGTCTGCTTCCCATGGACAACAAGAAAACGACCTGCCTCAGATAGACCTTGTGTAATTAACTCAAGCTGTGCTGAAAGCTTACCGATCCGCACTTGCATTCCATCTTTAAGATTTCGGGCAATATCTTCTTGTTCGATGTAATACAGGCGAACTTCACGACCACGATCTGTACATTCAACCATTGAAAGTTCTTTTGCCATATCAACTGACAATATGTAATCTGTTTTGTGTTTTGCACCACTAACACCCTGCTCCACCACTTGGTGGATCAGATAATCAATATTTTCCTGAAACTTATACTTTGAAATTCGACGCTTAATCCATGTCGAAAAATCCTGTTTACTATCAAGCCAGTGATGTAAATCTCGTGCATTTACGCCAAATTGATTTTTCCCATTTATCTTAACTTCTATAAATGGGGTTTGATTTTCGATTTTTACAATCGCATTCATTGTTATGCTCCGACCACTCATAAAATAAAAGAAAGCCAACAAGAAGATGCAATGAGTAGTCGAAACGACCATCTTCCTTTCAGGAGCTACCCTAGTCGGCTTGGATGCCATATTTCAGGCATTAAAAAAGCCGAACTGTGATAGCTCGGCTTAAAGGTTAAATTGTTAAAAATTTGCTTAATTTTTTTCTTCCAGAATACTTTATGGAAGAAAAAAAATTTAATGACTAATATCGTGGTAGGGCTAGTTCACTCGAAACTCAGCTCTCACTATCTTTGCATAAAAATTATCATCATCCATATCTTGTGGCGCATGGACTCTATAGACTTCTAAATGTGAAATACCAAATGATTGAAGAAAATCACGCCATTTAACACATAGATTTGTCATTTCAATCGTGCCTGTATTCTTTGGTGCAAAGCATTGAATTGAAATAGTGCCTATATCTCGAATACAGGGTTCATTTCCAATACCTGCAATCAAACTATCTCCATACTGAATATAAACTTTGCACCAAAGTTTATTTGATGGTGGATCAAATGGTTTACCATCTGGAGTTTTCTGATTTTCAATACGAAGATTTGTTTTTTCCACACCACTAAATTGGCCTATTCGCTTGTATATCGCCAATTCAGCCTCTGATAAAGTCATCATTTATATCTACTCGTAACTGACTGGAAAGTTATTGAATATATGCCTAAAGGTGCTTGCCCAGAATGCCCATTTTCAAGAGCAATTGAATAAGGCAAATTATTACTAATGAAGACTCTCATCCCTAATTGAACACTCAGTATTTTGGCCATTCCATCTGCAATGGTAGTGGTACCTGATTTATCTATTTTCTGAAAGTCTTTGGTGTAATCGACGCTACCAATTGAAACTCGATGATTACCTCTGAAAGCCCCTGTATCGACTGGACTTTTAAGCACAACACCTTGAAGCATTGCAGCAGTGATTTTTCTTTGTAATTCTGTGCCATCACGCAAAACTTGGAGTGTGAATTGTGATGGTCTTAATCCGTTCCAACCCATAAGCTTCACCCATTAAAAAACCCACCGAAGTGGGTATAAATTATTCATTAGCAGCAATACATTCTTTAAAAACACTATCATGATAATTTTTTACGGCTTGCTTTTTGAGTTTATTATCTTCAGGTACATCAATATCATAAACCTCAGATGTAAACATTGCAGTTAAGCCACTTTGATCAGCTAAGTATTTTCTGTTGTTTTCGTCAGAGCTATTTTCGCTAGCACGTCTTAGCTTTTGGATTTCTTCCATCATTTTACTTCTGGGCACTCCATTGACTCTATTTTTCATTACCTTTTGAGCTAATTCAGCAACTCCGTTACAGGTGTCATTTACATCTGCATTTGCATGAAAAGAAAGCGCTACCCCAACGAGAAAGTAAATGATGATTATTTGGTTCAAAGTTGGATGCCCTTTTTTAAATTACATTAAAATTATCAGATAAATAAATGACTGTCTAATGACTAAACTCTTCTTAACTGACAAACCCAAATACTTCCGCTTGGATCTTTACCTACGCTCAAAACTTTGAATTGACTACCTGCCACCCAAACATCATCAATCTGAGGCTCTTGATTGACTTCATTTTGAAGCACTGTAGCTTTAACGTCTTCAACTTGATAATCGATAGGCTTTACCAAATCTCGCTTATATGAGCCAAATACACCATGTCCAGAGTATTGCTCAACAGTCACATTAGGATAAGTTTGTGCTTCAAAGTTGAAATCACCAGATTGGATTTCTTTGGAGCAAGTGAAAGTGGTGATAGCATCAGCTAAATCAGTATCAAATGCTTCCGCAATATCAGCCTGTAATTCATCTCTTAATCCCATCACAGTTTCCTTACCATTTGAACGCGTGATTTTTTTGTATAAGGTTTAATCAAATCCCAAATGAATTGCTCAACAGCATTAATGGTTTTAGATCCATCCTGATATACCTTTTCACTTTCAACACTATCTGCTTTAACTCGTTTAGATTTAAGCTCTTGGTCTTTATCGATATAGAGTTTTTTATCAATGATGCCTTTAATGATTTCAAAAGATGCATCTTTTAAATCTTGTGGCACATCATCAACATTTTCATAATCTTTAACATTGCGAGCGATTAAATATGCTCGACTTTTCTTAAGAAGTTGAGCCTTGTCACTTTCACTTTGGTTATTCCAAGTATCCCCAAGCGCTTGCTCAACTTCCGATTCAGTGACAAAACTCATAACCCACCTATTTTGCTTTGGTTGTTTTCGGTTTTTCTTCATCCGTTTTATCGGCGTTTGCTTCCAATTCGGTGATTCGGGCTTTCATTGCTTCAATATCATTTTGGAATGCAATAAATTCCCCTTTTGATGTTTTAAGCTGGTCTAAAGCTTCATCACGTTCTGCAACCACCTTTTCACACTCGGCTTTTGCTTCATCAACAACTGCTTGTAATTCAGGCGTGATGCCTACATTAACTTGAACTGATTGAGCCTGAGCATTTAAGAACGCATAGGCTTGTTTTACTGCCTCAGCATTTGGGAATTCATCATCGACTTCAACTGAAGTTGCGGCAGAGATAACACCTAAAAATGAAGTTCGGTAGCAAACATTTGGCTGCTGATTTTCAGGAATTGTATTTGTATAAATAACTTTCACTTTATTCTCCAAAACAAAGGCGACCGAAGTCGCCATGTTTATTAAGGTGTACCTGAAATTACCGCAGCAAAAGGTACAAGTTTACGATCAAACACACGCTCCCAATTCGCAGCATTTGCATACTGAGCAATTGTTGGAGTTTTATTTGGATCTTCCTCACCTTTCCATGAGAATCCAGCAGGCTGCAAGATGTAAGTCTTACGCTCCACGATGATTTCCGAACCACCACCATTACCACCTAAAGCATCACGCTGAACTTCAACTGGATTGGTTGGATTGCCTTCACCATAACCGAATGCGCCAGTACCAAAGAACATTGAGAGGTACTGGTTTGCGCCATAAGTAAGACCATCATCCATAAAGATTGGCTTACCAAGGTAGGTGGTTAAGATGATGTTCCCTTGAGAGTCTTTCACATACTCAATCAGGTCTTTTTGCACCATCTGCTTCATTACAACAGAGTGCACACCAATTGCAGCAAACTGATCGGCTGCATCACCAGCGGTAAATGCTGCATCCTGCATAGCTGTAGCGGTCATCGTTGCACCTGCATCAATCACCATATCGCCAGAGTTATTTGCAAGGTTAGATGCAATCACGCCACGTGCAGCACCTAACAAATAACGCTGCCATTGACGCTCCCAATACTTCCCATAACGGTTGCGAATGTGTTGCATTGGTTCGCTGTTGGCAAGCTCAGTCGTTAAATCTGACACGCCATATGGTTTGTTAAGATAGAGAGTACGAGCTTGCATCTTGCCTTGCGACGCTTTACCTACTTTACCTTTTTGATCTGGATCGTCTGTAGAGATGTTTGCCTCTTCATTGGCATCTAGATCCTGCCAATAAGAAATTGTTGAAGTCCCTTGACCATTATTTGCAATATCGCTCAAGGCTGGGTTTTTGGTAACGATTCCTGACTGATAAACTGCCGTTTTTTCAGGTGAATTCACTGGATTTAATGTTTGGTAGTAATCCCCAACAAAAATATCCGCAATACGAGTAGCTGGCATAAATTAGTTTTCCTTAGTTTTTAATAACTGTTGAAATGAGTTTGGATTTTCACGCGCAATTGCTGCACGTTCTGATTCTGTATAGTCAGACCATTTTTTAGTTGATGTTCCTGAACCCGGTGCACCAGAACCTTGTGCTTTAGGGAAGAAATAAGACTTGGTTTCACGCAGGCTTTCGACCCATTCTTTAGGGCTTAAAGGTGTCGAGCCATCTTTCCCAATGATTGTTTCTCCATTAGCATCGACCATCACGGCATTGCCCTTTTCATCTAAAGCAAACTGAGATAAAGCCAAAGCCGTAACATCGTCTGTCGCTTCTGCTAAACCACCAACACCGCTGAATGCTTGTGCAATCTGACCTTTTACTACTGACTGTTTAAACTGGTTTGCATATGCTTCCGCTTTATTTGCTCGTTCAGTTTCAGCAAGTAATTGCTTGTCATGGTCCTGCTTCATTTTTTCAGTACGCTTCTGAATGACTTCATCAATCTTGCCCTCGGCAATGAGTTTTGATTCTTCATCCATATTGGCTTTTGAAAGAAGGTCTTTAACTGCTGTTAAATCCACCCCTTCCAACTGCTTTTTAATGCCTGAAAGTTCAGTGTTTAAGTCTTTATTCTTACCAAGCAGCTCATCATTTTTTGCCTTCAAGCCTTTGACCTGTTCATCTACGGCATTTTTGATTGCTTCTTGAATTTCAGGGTTATTTAAATCAACTTTATTGTCTTCTGACATGTAATATTCCTCGAATAACCGCCTAGCGGATTTGTGAACCTGAGCTTTGCGCAGGCAATAAAAAAGCACCCTAATGGGTGCTCTAAAGTAAGTAGCTATCTAACATTTATGATTGGTTTTGCTCAATGCTTTTTCCAATTTTGAATGATTTAACGTTTTTTCTTCAAATTCTTTCATGCCTTTTTCCCCCAACCCACCCATAAAATTCTTTGTAAATTCTGGATTATTTATCATAAACTTATACATTTTGAGCTCTGATTTTAGAATTAAGCAGTAGAGCTGAGCGCTTTCATCTTTCTCCTCGTTAGATAACGCTTTGCCAGCGTGAAGTTTAACAAATTCATTTTCATTGGCTTGTGCATTATCTTTCTCATCAATAATTGATAGAACTTCTCTTATTTTTGAATTTTCATAATTTGAGGATGCAAAAATTTGTTGAGTAATAAATATGGATATTAAAAGAATAGATAATTTTAGCTTCATTTTCGATGTTCATTTGTTTTTAATAGACCAGAATAATAACTGATCAAATTCGAAACCTACAAGCCTAAATCTTTGAAAGTTTTCTCATCCATCTCTTTTAACTGCTTTAACGTATATTTCTGATCAGTCAAAGGATCAATGAACCGCAGAATTGGATATTTACCGGTTTTCCATAATTCATATCTAGCCTTGCCAAGCCAACTTACTTGATATTCTTTGCTTTGATATGGAAACCAATCTTTATAAGAAGTATTAGCATCAACTTGACCAATCTTGCCATCACGCTGATCTTTAGGAATGTCTTTTATAGCTCGATTATCTGCTACAAATGGTCTCAATCCGGCAATCTTCCCATCAGCATCCACGCCAAGTAGTGTTGATCTACAATGAGGGTGTAAAGGTGGTCGTCTAATATTTGGATCACCCTTTTGCCATGTTGTTTGATCTAAAGACGCGCACAGTAATGATGTTCTTCCATCCAGCACGCTAAAGAACTTGTAGAAATCAATTCCCAAAGCATCCCAAGTAGATAAATAAGATTGATTTGACACATGACTTCGCGCGGTCCTAACCACCCGATCCACATCTTTAAATGATTGATCGATCAAACCATCAAAATGAACTTTCTTTCCATCAATAGTTTTGTCATAACCTCGAATTCGTTTAATGATTTCATAATTAGTTTGACCTGAATTAATTCCATCTCGAATCGCATATTCAACTTTTTGACGTGCGGTAGTTGCGATATTTTCAAGTAAGCTATCAACCAAAGCACCACCAGTCAAAGGCTTGTGCCTGATCTTTGTATACAGCTTTTTGCCATCAGGCTCTTTAACTAGGTTATTTAGTGCCTTGGATAACCACATTGATTCGTAAACAGCAAATGCTGTTGCCGTGACAGCAAAAGTTTCAGGCAGTGCGACACTTAAATTTAAAAACCATTCATTAATAAGGCTGCGCACTTCTTTGAGCTTTGGTGTTGTGTACTGTGCACCAGATAAGGCGATTTTCTCTTGATCGCTTAACTCATCCATTAGATCACGAAGTTTCACAATCATTTCATTAGAATGATTGCTAAAATGCTGCCAAATCTCATTAACAGTTTGACTCGATGCACGATGCAAGTAAGTTTGATGCTGAATAAATGCATTGAGAAACGCTTGTTCTTGAATCGAGTTGTTCATGGTCTAACCCATATTTAATGTGCCTTCAGTTTCTTGTTCAACCTTAAGCAATTCTTCTTGGTACCCACCTTCAGGAAGTTTGCCTGTAGCAATGTAATCCCAATAAGTTGAGAACGAGTTTTTACCAGCCAATGCACCTTCATAAAGTTGCTTAGCCAAGTTAATGTCATAAGATTGATTGGAGAATTCAGCTTTCACTGTAAATACATAATCATTAGGATTTAGACCAAGCCATTGCGCTGCATATTTCAATGCTTGCTCAATGCCTTCGGCAGCACAAGTCACAATGCTGTGTAAGCTTGCGTGCTGATCATCTTGTCTTGCTCGACGTGCTTCACCTGATTCTTGGGTATTGGTATCAATAACCTTGGCACCTGCTTCTAATGCAGCATTCTTTTGAGAATCCATTTCAGCTTTGGTTTTATCAATTCCTACGCCTTGGATCTCTAAATATCCGCATTCAGCATCCTGAGGTAAATCCCAAACAGCCATCACTCCAGTAACACTAATTTCATCATCATCTGATAAACCACTAATCCATGGTTGCGGATGAGCCGTATGATGAAGTGATTGAAAATAGTCAGCAGATAATTGGTAATACTTAATCGCAGCCTTTGCCATTGATAAGAGTGGAATTGATCCAACATTTGAAGAATTGTTGGTTGCGCCAATAAAAACAAAAGTAATAAAACCTAGACTATTGTTTCCAATTTTTGGTGTTTTTTCTTCAGTTTTCCCACCATCATGTAGGTACACTTCAAAATTACCATCATTCAATTCTAAAGAACGTTGTACTGTCTTTGTATTATGGCTGAACTTATCTTTACCTGAACTATGTTGTTCTTCTAAAACAACCAATGTGGTGTCTTTACGGCCTTCAACACTGTTTTCCTTCCAGTTGATAATAGACAGTGCGTCATACAGAGCAAAATAAGGTTTTCCATCACCATCTACATCGATGTAAAGCCCACAACGGCCAAATTCAATAATCTGCTCAACTATTCGAATGAATAACTGCTTTAATCCGAATCCATCATTTGTTGCATTTTCTTCTAAATGCTTCATCAAATTACTTTTGATTTGAATTTCAGGAGTAAGTTTAGAAACTAAACCAATCATAGTTCGCAATGAATCTTGGACCCATAATGGATATTGGGCTCGCTGCAAATATCCGTTATAGATTTCTTTACCAAGTGGACTTTGTTTTTCAGCTTCGATTTGACCTGCTGATTTTGGTAGATACTTGGTTGTAGCCTCTTTTATGGTTTCTTCGCCAGCAACAGAGCTTGAATCCCGCATCAGTTGCCAACTCTTTTTGACCGCTGCGTACTGCGGATGTTGATCTGTAACTGCCATATTAATACCAATAAAAAAGCACCAGAAGGTGCAAACTGTTTAAGCCATCCCTCGAATTCTTCGAGTTTTGACTTTTCTTTCTCGCTTGTTCATCGCTACACCAAACATTCGGAAGGCATCAGCACCATGAGAGGTATGATCATGAAGAGGTTTGTCTTTCCAACATCCTTTTTTGTCATCCCACTCTTTACGATAATTCTCTAAATGAGAAATACCTTCTTCACATTTGGCCTCATCAAACTCACAGTTTTTAAGGATCTCACGAGTTTGTTCTATACCATCCATCACACCTATGCTTTCAACTACTTCAAATCGGACTGAATAAATCTCACCTTCAATCTCATAACCCTCTTTAGCGATATCTAAACGTGATTTAGCGTCACCTGTTAAAGAACGGTTTTTAATGTCGTGTGGTGCGTAGTGTTTTGAATATGTGTAGCCTCTATCTTTCAACACTTTAAAGTAATGTCTTAAGCCTTCACCCGAGTTTTCGTAGTAATCAATGACTTGATAACATTCATCAGAAATTTTCCTGATAAACCAAATTGCCATTGAGTCTGAAACGCCCAAATCCCAAAAGGTCATTACGGGCAAATGATCATTACTTGGTAATTCTCCAACTCGACCATTTGCATATAAGAATTTAAATTGCTTCTTGTAATATGCGCCTTCAACTGATTGCTGAAATGCTTCAGATGGAATGCTTGGATATTCTCGCTTGATGTCATCACCAAGCGTTTTCTCTTTTTGCCAGTACCACTGTTGTTGTTCTGGTGAGGTGTTTATATTGTATTTTGCCTTTAACTCAGCAAAATAATCTTTTAAACGCTGCGGTATTTCTCCAGCAACTGGTAAGGCGTATTCACCATTTTTCCACCAGGAGAAAAAGAAGAATTTCCAATCTAAGATTCCTAATGTTCTGCCTTGTAATTGAAGCTTTTCAGCTTCTTGGCAGTAATCATAAAAATAACCAGCCTTACCCTCAGCTGTTGATTCAAGTGTTATTTTTCCATCAACACTTACAGCCTCGAATGCACCAGTGACAATTTCACGCGCTTTATCTGGATATTTGGCGCAAATTTTACCAAACTCAGAAATATGCAGCCGTTTTAATGTACCACCACGAAATGACGTACTAACAGTGACAGATCCACCCTTCTTAAATACCAATTCTTCTTTTGTTTCAATAAGAAGTGGATTAGCGGCTCTTAAAGGGTGAGGTAATTTCTCATAAGCATATTTAACTTTCTCGCGAAACAACCTCTTAGCATCATGTAAGGTATGCGCAATCAATGCACATTTATCAGACATGAACAAAGCAGCATCTAATTGAATAATACAAACTTCTGTTGTAAACCCAAGCTGCCTTGCTTTTAAGATAATGTTTCTTGACCACTCGTTTTCAAAGTATTCAAGTTGTTCAAGAGTCATCTTGAATTTGACTTGTTTACCCTTCTTATCAGTGATGTAGTAGAGGTTATTTAATCGCCAGTGCTGATCAACAAGTCTTGCTCTATGCTCAGGTTTAAGCATATGCCCTCCTTATTAATCCCCTTTGCTTAATTCATCCATCAATTCGGAAAGAGATTGAATTTCTATAGTGCCTGAGTGTTCTATCTTTCCTGCAAACATACCAATATGTTGACCAACCAACTTTAAAGCAGCCATTTGATCATTCATTTTGATTTCAATGCCTTCTTTGGTCTGCTTTGCGCCTGCATACAATAATTGAGCTGATTCACTTAAAGTCGATGTGTCTTCAATGTGCAAATAACCTTTACCATCTCCATCACATGACGGGCATTCAGGATGAGGTGGTTTAGTTCTGCGGAATCCATACCCACCAATATCGGTTGGATAGTTGCAACGATAATCTGGATCTTCTTTTTGGATTTCTTTCACTTCAGCTATCGTTTGCTGTAAAGCATTTTCAAACTCTGCTTCATCACGCCACTGGTATTGATGATCTTCACCCCAACAAAAACGACAATTTACTAATTTGTGTTTTACCAGTTCGCGTGGATCAGCTGTAGCAACTGCCCAAAGGCGAGATAAAACATCAACCTGCTCAATATGTAATTCTTTTGCACGTTCACCTTTAAGAAAGTTGATGCGATCCTGCATATCAGGATTGCTCCACGCTCTCCAAGAAGTGCTCTTATCCGCATATCCGGCCAATTCACCTGCTTTGGCAATGTTTAAGCACTTTAAGTATTCTTGCGCCAACCGTTCGCGACGGTCATCTTCTAATGGCTCACTCCCTGCTGGAAGCTCGATGTTTTCCATTTAAACCTCCCTCAATATTTTGAATAAACCCATTAATCTGCTTCACTCTCATCTCGCACTGATTCTTGAACGCCCAAGTGGAATTGAGATGATTAAGTGATAGTAAGCGTGCTTTATCTTCTTCGAGTAGTTTTAGGTTCTTTTGTGCTTCGGTTTTGTTCATCACAACCGACCTTGACGTCTATACTTACGTCTTTTTGCTTGAGATACCTTGTTGGGTTTTGATTTTCCTTCTACTGGCTCTCGCCATGTAATTGAATCCCAATCAACTGCACTTCTCTGAGCAGGTTCGGCAAACGCTGCGCTCATACCCAATGCTGCTAAAACAATTCGACCTAAACGCATGGCTTTCTCCAAGACAAAATAAAACCCCTTTCGGGGCAAAGTAAACGTAGCTGAAGGCTGTGAATTATTTATTTAATTCAGCCTGATACAACTTTTGTTTAAGTAAATAACCTTCAAGTTGCCAAATCTTGTTACGTGCATTTTCATACGCAATCTTTTTGCCAATTTCAGGATCAAAGTTCTCAGGACTTGCACAAGCAGACTCGCCAGTAACTGTGAAACCATTCTGTAAAATCAATACACAGAAAGTTAATGTTTCTAGTTTCTTGTGCATCCCAATCAAGGCTGTCGTATTTGGATCAGCACCCCATTGTGCATTTGCAGCTGTAAAGAAATATTTATCAACAATCAC